GTGTAAAGATTGTGATAAAAATGGAGATTGCGAATATCAGTTATATACTACAACGGCTATGGAACGGGCAAACGGCGAGTATCATTTCATTAAAGGACGTAATTGTCCTAAAGATTGGCAAGATAAAAAGGTCGAAGATATGACCGATGAACAATGCAGAGAAGCCGTAAAGGAATTAAGGGAAAAATTGCTAACTAAAAACAAAAGTGCGGAAGAAAATATGGTACAGACAGTGCTTAAAGACCATGCAGATGCGTCTTGTTGCACTTATAAAACCGATAGTGAAATGTTAGTGAATCATCCCAAACACTATAATCGTTCGATTGAGTGTATAGATGAAATGATAGCCGTGTTTGGTATTGAGGTTGTGAAACATTTCTGTCTGTGTAATGTGTGGAAATACCGATATAGGGCATCTGATAAAAATGGTCAAGAGGATTTAGATAAGTCCGACTGGTATATGAAAAAGTATATGGAATTATCGGGTGAGCCTATCAAGATAAGGGAGAAGTAGTTATGTACGCATTTAAGGTTACAGTAACAGTATTATTGGCTATCCTGATAATCATAAGCGGATATGTGACTGCAAAAGAAGAAGAAAAATCAACAAAATTGGTCGGGTTGTGTTTAGGTATAGTATTAGCCTGTGCAATAGCCGCCATTTGGTTATAGCGGATTAGTATATTAGCATTACGTTCGGCTTTGACCCGAAAGAGAGGGGAGCGTAACCCTTATCCGCTGTGATGGAATACTCCTAATCCCTCATACGACAACAGGTTGTGATTAAAGGGGCTTCAAACGTCTCGTGAGGGCAGTTGGGGAGTGGCATAGGTAAGTCTTGAAAACATTCTATGCGATAAAGCACTCCCCTTTTGAGGTAAATTATGAGATTTGAAAAAGGACACGTACCTGCAACAAAGGGCAAAGGAAAGAAAATAGACGCTAATAAGTTTATGGAGAATTTTGACCTTTATCTATCAGGTCAGATAAATCAAAGCGTATTCAGCAAAAATGTAGGGCTTTCCGTGCCTACCTTGCGAAAACATTTACGTTCTCTTTTTGAGAATGGATATGTAGACGGGGTTTTCTTTACGGACGGTGAACAGGTGAGTTTAAGTTTCGGTGGACAACGAGAAGTGAGATATCCCGTGTTATAAGGTGGCTTATGGACGATTTAAGCAAAGAGATAGACAAGAACAAGGAAAATATCATTGAAGCACTAAAACGGTCGGGTACGGCACAGATTCAGACCTCTAAAGACGGATTAAAAGTGGTCTGTATTAAAAAACAAGTTATATCACGTTCGTAAGACGTTCGGACGGAAAGATGCAAGATGGGGCATTGGTTTTTTCATTTAAGGAAAAACTAATGTCCTTTTTTACGGTGATGCAGGATTACGAAGAAGCGATTAAGAGTTATGAAAACTACATAGAGCGTAACGGAGTAGACGATAAGGTTGCCGAAGCCTTTAAGATCGTTGCCGTGGACGTATTAGAGAATCGCCACATAAAAGAGGACGGTCTTAAAATAGCCCGTAAAGCTAAAGACGTTCTTAATATCTTCATTCCTCAAAAGACAGGCGGTATGGCTTTTTGGGATTTAGAGGAATACGGCAAGGCACACGATGAAATATATCCTGCTACAGAATGGGCTTATGAGTTATTCAGGGCAGAAGCCCCGTATAAGTTTGAAAGCTATATGTTCTACATGGAAAAGAACCGACAACCTGCAAAGCGTTTTTACAAGCCACGCAGGGGAACATTAGGCATAGTGGCTCAGGACTTGCAACGCTTAGAAGATGATGAGTTAGACGTATACGGCTTGTCGATGCCTAGTCGTGTAGGTAAATCGGGGATATGTATTTTCTTCTTATCGTGGGTAGGGTACAGGAAACCTAATAGCCATTCTGCTATGGGTGGACATTCAGGACAGCTTGCTAAACGTTTCTTTAGGGGATATGACAACCTTGTGGAAATCCCTGAATACACTTTCGATGAATTATTCCAAATCCTACACCCTGATATGAAAACTCTTGAAAGCAAATCGTCTGACCCTGCCGAGTTTACTATTAACTTGGGTGAACCTGACGAGTTTGCGACTTTGAGTTGCAGAGGTATTGACGGTACATGGACGGGAGCAATAGATGTTTCATCAGATGGATATTTGTATGTGGACGATCTTGTGAGAGATAGGGAACATTCGTTATCCCCGTCACGTATGGAGAATACATACCAAGAGATGAATAACAAGATGATCGACAGGATGAACGATCATGCCAAACTGGTACTTGTTGGCACGTTATGGTCAGTTCTTGACCCATTAGAGCGTGAAAGAAAGAGAAATGAAGATAATCCAAGAGCCTTGTTTAGAAAGATACCTGCTCTTGACGATAATGATGAAAGCAATTTCCAGTATGAGGAAAAAGGTTTCTCAACTGAATATTATCGAAATATGCGTGACAGGCTTGAACCTGCCGAGTGGTCTGCTAAATTCATGCAAGCCCCTTATGTCAGAGAGGGTTTGTGCTTTCCGATTGAAAAGTTAAGATTTTTTGACGGTACGTTACCTGTAGGCAAATGCAGAACTATAGGCATAGTCGATGCCGCATTTGGTGGCGGTGATAGTCTTTCAATGCCTATCTGTAAGGACTTTGGAGAAGAACAGCGTTATATAGTCGGTTGGGTACATGATAAGCGTTCACCTGAATACACCGTTGGCAGGGTAGTAGATGCCATTGAGAGATACATGATTACGTTTATGTGGTTTGAGAAAAACAGTGGTGGTCAGCTACTTGCTGAAAAAGTCAAAAATGAAATGCAAGCAAGGGGCGTAGTCTGCAAGATTGAATTGTATTCTGCTCCTGTCCGTATGCACAAAGAAGAAAAGATAACTGGTTATTCGGACGAGGTATTAAGACAATTCTTATTTCTGATGCCAAAAGCCAAAAAGATAGATATTGAGGACGGTGAGATTTACTTTGCTGATGATGATTACCGTAAGGCTATAGATGAAATGACTACTTGGAGCGCAGAGGGAAAGAAACAACACGATGATGCGCCTGATGTTATAGCTTCACTCGCTATGAAATTAAGTAATAGAAACGAAGTAGGAAAAATGACAGTTGTACATAATCCATTGTGGAAGAGGAGATAGAGTATGCAGACAGAAGAATACTTATCACAACTAAAGAATATTGATAACCGTATCAAAGACCTTATGAAAGAAGCTGATAAGTGGTTTGATATTGCTACCAGTACAGGGGGTATTGATTACTCTGCCGATAAAGTGCAGACTTCCCCTAAACCTGACAGGATAGGTGATTTGGTTGGTAAAGTGGTTGACTATCAGGAACGTTGTAAAAGATTAGCCGCTGATAAAATCGAATTAAAGCATACGATCATAGAGCAAATACGCAGTCTAAGTGGTGAAGAAATGTATTATAATATTCTCTATGGGCGTTATGTGGAGAATAAGAGCCTTAATAGGTTAGCGGTAGAGAATGAGTATTCCTATAGGCGAATAAAAGGACTTCATAAAAAAGCCATTGAGGATTTTGAAAAGACCTACGGAACACTATATCTTGATAATCCAAAAGAGAGAAAAAAGGCTTAGATGAAAGAAATTTGCCCTATATTTCCCTATTGCATTTACAATATATAGTGGTATCATAAAAGTGTGTTTTTGTAGAAACCCATAAGATAATTCTTTTCCATTCAAGGGGGCGGTGCGAAAGTGCCGCCCTTTTGTTACGTAAAAATATGCTTACAAGAAACGACAAACCATTTAGGAAATTAGTACCAGATGGCGATTACGGATTGAAAATTGCATATACGGACTATGAGGTAATAACTGCCGAAAATGTCATAGATGTTGTTGGGAAAACCATAAGCACCTTTTACCGTAACAGGGAGAGAGTTCAATATCTATGGAGATATAAAAACGGAGATCAGCCTGTTTTGTACAGGGAAAAGGTTACAAGGGAAGAAATAAATAATCCCGTTGCCGAAAACCATGCTCTTGAAATTGTCCAATTTCTGAATGGTCAGGAAACAGGAGAAGCGATACAGATCGTATCACTTTCCGAAAAAGAGAATGTTAGTAAGACAATAGATAAGTTTAATAACTATTGTCGAGGTGCTAATAAACAACTCCAAGACGTAAGATGCGGAGAGTGGACACACGCTGTCGGAACAGGCTTTAAGGCGGTACAGATGAAACAAGGGGATATCCCGTTTAGGATAGTAGTTCCTACTCCCCTTAACACATACATAGTCTATCAGCGATCAACAGAAGAACCGATTATGGCGGTTCAAATGTTGAAAGATATTGACGGGAACGATTATAAGTTGTGTTACACGGCTACTCACGAATATCGTATCCAAAACAGTCAACTAATGAGTGTCGCAGATCATAACGGACAGCAGGTTGTTGAAAAGGTACACGCTTTTGGTGGAATACCGATAGTCGAATATCCCAACAACCAAGATAGGCTTTCAGATATCGAGATAGTAATAACAATGCTCGATGCCATAAACGATATACAGGCTAACAGGGCTGATTCTATTGAACAATTCGTTCAGTCTTACATGGTTTTGAAAAACTGTATCTTTGATGAGAAAGTTTATGAAAACATGAAGAAAGAGGGTGCTATTCTCGTTCAGGATATCGGTGATGGCAGTAGACAATCCGATGTAAAGATGCTTGAACAGGAATTAAGCCAGAGTGAAAGCCAAGTAGCGAAAGATGATCTGTTTGATAATATAAGACGTATTCTTTCTATCCCGTCAGATCAGGGTAACACAGGCGGTGATACACAGGGGGCAGTCGAATTACGAAATAATTTTGCAAAAGCAAAGCAGAACGCTAAACTCCGTGATGCTTATATCAAAGAGAGTGAAAAGCGTTTAGACGATATTCTACTCCACGTAATAAACCAAGCTACTAATAATTCCTGTCCTTTAGGGATTATGGATTATGACGTACAGGTTAACAGGAATCCTACGGATAACCTGCAAGTAAGAGCGCAAGTATTACAGATGCTTCTTGCAAGTGGTACACATCCGAAACTTGCCGTTGAAAAGAGTGGTTTGTGGGGAGATAGCGAAAAGGCATATATCCAGTCGAAGCCGTATTTTGATGTTAAGTATAAGACGGTTGACGAAATGGAGCAGGAACAAGCTAAACAGCTTGAAATAGCAAAAGCAAACAACCCTACAAACGAAAATGAGGTTGAAGAAGATGATATCAATAAACAAGTCAAACAGGATAGACAAGCATAATGTATATGCCGAGTGTACCGCTGAAAAGACTGCTGACCTTGCAGATTTTGAGGAATTTGCAAGAAAACAGGAACTTCAACACGGTTCAGTAGTGCTTTGCCAAGAGGATGGCGAGGTCTATTCAATGAAACCTGATTACACATTGATAAAGCTATGATTATCCCAATAGACAGGTTCTTTGCTGAAATGGAACTGTCGGAAACAGAGAAAAAACGGAGAGAGGATTTAGCTAATGATTTGCTAATCCTCTTTTTGCTTTTCTTTGCGGAGATAGAAGCTGAAAAAACCATACAAGGCAAAACAAAACCTGATGTAGATGCTGAATACTATAAAGATATGTTGAATCGCAGATATTGTGATGATGTTGAAACGTTCATCGTATTGGTAGCGGCTCTTTTAGGAAGCAGTAAATTGCCTGATGAATTAAAAGCCAGTATCAAAGAAAGAACATCATTTATAGTAGACACCACTCTGAAATTTGATGATGAATTTTACACATCAGAGGACAGAGCAACTATGCTTGCCTGTAATGAAGCGAACTACGTTGGAAATAATACTGACTATAAAATAGCAAAGTATCAGGGGTATCGGCATAAACAATGGTTGACCATGAAAGACGAGAGAGTGAGGA